GAAGCAATTTATAGTGAATATTGTTTAAAGTTCGTTGCTATTACAAGAGCACGGAAAGAATTAGTTTATTGTTCAATATGAGAGAAGATAGATTAGACAACATTTATACAGTAGTAGATGCTGCTAATAAATTGATGAAGAATGAGGAATCTGGTATTATCAAGAGAAACGAATTAGTTAGAAAAATCAATAATATGAACAAGTTTCAACCTGGCACTATTAGAGCAGGAGTTGACCATTGGTTTCAATCTCTAATTAAAGAAGGTAAGTTGGAAAGAATTGATAAAGGAATCTATAAAATTTTATAATCATGAAGAAAATCAAATTATACATTCAGGTCATAAAACCTGGAAAATCTTTTTCTGCGATTTGTGCAAATAAGATAAAAGAACTTGTACCGTATCTTCCAGATGAAGAAATATTACAGACACATCTTGCAATCGAAAAGATACAATTACAAAAAGATGAAAAGTATAAACCCAAACCTCTATATCTTTATATAGAAAGAAGTATTTTTAACGAAATAATCGGCAAGATACAATCAAAGGATAAAGATGCATCAACGGACAATATACCATTGATGTTTCAAGTCCCTTCTATCCCTGTTTGTATACTTCTACCTGCAGATGCAGAAGAAATTCGTGAAAAATCAAATGAATAAAAATGAGTAATGAACGTATAGATAGTCGAGATATAATCTCAGACTATATATTCTACAGTAAGTATTCGAGAGTAAAGCCTGATGGTAAGAAAGAGACATGGCCGGAATCTGTCAGTCGAGTTATGGAAATGCATTATGAGTTTTTCAATGGAAAAATCAAAGATGAAAATAAAGATGCTTTCAATAAAGTATTTCAAGAGGCTTGGTCAGCATATTATAATCAAGAAGTACTTGGCTCTCAAAGGTCTTTACAATATGGTGGTCCTCAATTGTTGAAAAATAACTTCAGGTCTTTCAATTGTTCTGGAAGTTACTGTAATAGAATCGAATTTTTCCAAGAATTGATGGAGCTTTTGTTGTCTGGTTCAGGTGTTGGTTACTCGATTCAAAAAGTACATATTAAACAATTACCTATTGTTAAAGGAATCGATAATTCTAAAAAGGTTAGTACAGTCATAGAAGATTCGATTGAAGGTTGGGCTTTATCTACTGGTCTATTGATTGAATCATATTATAAAGGATTGAGTGATATCGAATTCGATTATTCACATATTAGACCAGAAGGTGCTTTTGTAAGTGGTGGATTCAAAGCACCTGGGCCAGAACCATTGAAAGTTTGCCATGATAAATTGCGTAAGATTCTAAGTAAGGCAAAGGGTAGGAAGCTAAGACCTTTTGAACTTCATCTTATGTCGTGTATTATTGCTGATGCTGTAATAAGTGGTGGTATAAGAAGGAGTGCAATGATTTCTATTTTTGATATTGATGATGAAGAAATGTTGCAATGTAAGACTGGAGATTGGTTCTTAGCCCATCCGGAATTGTGTAGATGTAATAATTCTGTAGCAATCTACGAAGACACTCCTAAAGAAAAGTACGACAAGATATTTGAATATATCAAACAATATGGAGAACCAGGATTATTATTCATGCCTGACACTGAAGCAGTCATAAATCCTTGTGCAGAAGCATTGTTATATCCAACTTATACAAATCCTGATGGTAGTAAAGAATATGGTTTTAGTTTTTGTAACCTTTGTGAAATTAATGGAAAGAAAGTCAAAACCGAAGAAGACTTCTATAAAGCATGTCGTGCAGCAGCTATATTAGGTACATTTCAAGCAGCTTACACTGAAAATCTACCGTTACTTTCAGAAGCTACACGTAAGATAATGAAGCGTGATGCGTTACTTGGTGTTGGTATCACTGGCATGGCAGATAATCCTAATATTCTTTTTAATGAAAGAATACAAAGAAAAGGTGCAAGAATCGTAAAAGAAGTGAATAAAGAAGTTGCTGCGATTATTGGAATAAATGCTGCAGCAAGAACGACCGTAATCAAACCTTCAGGAAACGCGTCACAATTGCTTGGATGCGGCTCTGGTATTCATGCTTATCATTTCCGCAAGTATATTCGTAATATTCAAGCGAATAATAATGAGCAGGCATTGAAAGAAGTTATTAAATTGAATCCAGATATTGCAAATCCTTCATTTTGGAACAAGAAAGGCGAAACTGTATTATCTTTCCCTATTGAACTCGATGATGAAACAATGGTTCGTACAGATTTCAGTACTCTTGATTTTCTTTATAGAATTTATACTACTGAGAAAGGTTGGATTATGGAAGGTACTAATACAGAGCATCCATCTTCAATAGCTAAACCTAAATATCATCATAATGTAAGTTGTACAGTTTCAGTCAAAGAAGATGAGTGGAGTGAAATTGCAGATTGGATATGGGAGCATAAAGATGGATTCTGTGGATTGAGTTTTCTACCTGAAACTGGTGACCTCGATTATCCACAAGCTCCTTATACTTCTTATCTTGATGAAAAAGAGCTTGCTGATACATATGGACAAGGTGCAATTCTTTCTTCAGGTCTTATTGTAGATGGATTACAAGTTTTTGGTGATATATGGACAGCTTGTAATGCAGCGACTGGTAAGGCTAATGACTTATTAATCTATACTGACGATTATCTACTCTCATTTATCAAAAAACACATTAAAGATGGTAAACTTCTTGTGACTATAGATGGATTGTGTATCAGTGACGTCAATGCAATTTCTTCTTATTTGCAACACAAAATTGAAATGAGGAATGATTGGGTCCGTAGATTCAAGAAGTTCTCTAAGAATTATTTTGAGGGTGATGATGAAAAATGCTCACGTTGCTTAAAACATGTGAATATATTCCATCAATGGCAGAAGATTAAGAATCAAAAACCAATTGACTGGGAGAATGTTGAATGGGAACAAGAATATAAGAATGTAGGTGAGAATGTAGCGACTGCTTGTGCAGGTGGTTCATGTGAATTGAGATAAATCCATTAAGGCTAATTTGTGTACTAAAACGCTGGTGAACGCACAAATTAGCCTTATCTTTAAATAAGAAAAATGAAGTATGGACGAACAATTAAAATCATTTATCTATCATAAAAATGGTTGGACTGATAAAGTTTCTCCTGAGGTAATAAAACAAGCCTCAAGAAACAAAAACATTAATGGTGAAAAGATTATGAGACTTTTTCTTGACGGTAAATGCATCTATAGAGGTCCAGTTCAATTTTGTCAGAAGAAAAAGAAAGATTACTGTTTAGTTTATGGTATTGCAGATAAAGAAACAATTAAAAGACGTTTTAAAATAACTTATTAGATTATGAACAAATTACAAACATCTATTGGAATTCGTTTTGAAGTAGAAGGATTTCATAATTATCCTGATGCATCAAAAAATCATGGTGAGTTGGTAAAGTTCTTAGAACAATCTCACAGACATATCTTTAAATTCAATTGTAAAAAACGGGTTAATCACGATAATCGTGATGAAGAGTTTATATTGCTAAGGAGAAAAGTAAAACAATATATAAACCGAAAATTCCCAGTATTTGAATCAGGTTGCGAATGCTATGATTTTGGCTCCATGTCATGCGAAATGATTGCAAAAGATATCTTGAAGCAATTTGATTTTGACTCAGTCGAGGTCAGTGAAGATGGTGAAAATTATGCTATAGTTGAGAAAGTGGAAGTGAAAGATGACTCTACTGAAGAAAAACCTAAAAACTTCAATGAAGCATTTAAAAAGCTAATAGTAGAACTCCCTAAGATTGAGTTTGTAGTAGGTGAAGCTTTCTCAGGTAAGACCACATATGTGAATAAAGTGAAGCAAAAGAATGATGGTGTTATTGAAGTTGGTGATATAGTTCGTAAATTGACCTATTCTGAAATGAGGACATTCGACTCAGGCCTTAGTGAGGTACTTTGTGAAAGAATATGTTCAAAGATTTTATTTGAATGGAACCTACAATCTATCAATAAGATATATATTGTAGGTTGTAGACAAAAAAGTCTATTCAATAAGATTATAGAGACATTAGTTCAAATTTCTTCTAAAGTTGACTTTACAGTTACTGTATTGTCTGTGAAAGAAGAGACAAGAAGAGAACGTTTTGAGAAAGTATCAAACGAAATAAAGAATGAACAATACTCTTTTGAGGAGATTGAAAAAGGTGATGCTGAAATAGGTCTTAAAGATTTCATTATCTATCTTGTGACAGCACCAGAATTAAAAAATAAGGTAGAAATCAAATTTAATAATTAAAAGTTATGAAAATATTCGTTACACCACCTATGAATCATTTGGAATTGAGTGAATTGGGAGATAATAATTTATATATTATAGGTCAATATTACAAGAAAAACGAAGCATATAGAAAGTATATTCACAATGCTATCAAGCAAGGCCGTTTCACTATACTCGATAATGGTACTGGAGAAGAAGGTGAAGTATTAACCAATAAAGAATTGTTCAAATTGACACTTGAAATCCAACCTAATGAAGTGATACCTCTTGATGTACTCTATAACAAAGAAGAGACGTTGAACAACTTTAATCAATTCCTCAACTGGATGAAAGATGCAAGAAGAAAAGGTTTCCTCTACAAAAGGACCAGTATACTTGCATGTCCACAAGGCGACACTTATGAGGATTGGATGGAGTGTTACAGGTACTTCTTGAATAACGACTTTGTTTCTTGCATTGGTATGAGTAAGAAGGCAATTCCTCACATTATGAAAAATCCGGACATTGCAGAAGCAAGAACCTTGTTGGTTACAAAACTCGAGGAACAAGACCTGCTACGTAAACCATTACATTTCTTAGGACAAGGAAATCCAATAGAATTCAGGTGTTATAACACTAATCATCATGCAATAAGGTCAACTGATAGTTGTTATCCTATCTTGTCAGCACTGCATGGTGTGGAAATTGAGAAGGAAAGTGTATTTAAAAGAATACCTACACCTCCAGATTACTTTGAGAAAGAGGTGAAAGAAGAAGATATCGAACTAATTAAGAAGAATGTTGACTATTTAAGAAGATGTTGCACAAGTACTTTGAAATAACTATTTCTTATTGGGCAGAAGATGAAAATTCTGCAAGTAGGAGAATGAAAAAGTGTCAGAATGTGATTGCTTGTTCAGCAATTAATTATACTGATGCAGAAGCAATTGCTACTAAGTGGGGCAATGAGAATATCGATGTTGAGTTTGATATTAGTCCTATCAAAGAAATGAATATTTCTGGTATTCATTCAGGAAAAGGATTATGGTTCTTATGTAAAGGATTATGGTTCGAGACTGATATGAGAGGTAAAGTGAAAGAAAATAAGATACAATATCTCATACAATCTGAAAGTTCTACGAAAGCAAGTGAAATGATGAGTAAGATTCTAAATCAAGATTTTTTCAGCGAGACACGTGTTGTTGATATTAAAGAAACTAAGATTGAAGAGTTTATTACGTGTTAGCCATGTTTGTATATTAGAGTTTTGAAGGGGCTTTGTTGTGAAACAAGGTCCTTTCTTAATATATATTAATTTGATACACAATTTGGACATAAACTTTTGGTATCTCATAGAAAAGTAGTATCTTTAGACATCCAAAAGAATAATGATTAAATACGAGAAAATATGAAATTAAAAATCAGTACATTTATTATCGAGTGTCTTAGGACAGATGTGACAGACAATCTCGATACATTATTGTGGGAATACGGTAAATTCATGAAAGGAGTTTATGAGATAATCCCTAATTCTAATCTCATAGTATTGACTGTTAATAGTCTCACATCAGGTTTTCAATTGAATTTAAATGAGATTGAAAGTCACTTAGCAAATTCAGGTAGAGTCATCAAAACATTAATATTGTAATAATTATGGAAAACGAAGTAAAAACTAAAGTGTGTAAGAAGTGTGGTCAAGAATTACCATTAGACCAATTTTATACTTCTGTAAATTGTAAGGATGGACATCTTAATGTATGCAAAAAATGTAAAAATTCACATAATAAATTACGAAATCAAATTAAAAAAGAATCACAATCAGGTATTCATAAAGTTTTTGTAAATCCTGATTTGGCGAAATTTACTCCAAGACAACTTATTGAAGAGTTACGTGGCAGAGGATATACAGGTGAATTAAAATATGTCCAAGTCATTAAAATTTAATTGAAAATTGTTGGACCGCGTGGTCCAAAGGTGTATCTTTAAGCATTCAAAAAAGAAGAAATATTATGGAAAGAAAGACAAGTATCAATGATTTTAGATTCGAGTTAGCAGGTTACGGTCTCTATAGAGTAATATACGTAAGTCCAGCAACTGGAGGAAAATGGTCAACAATGATTAACGATATGACATTGATTGATGCTACTAAAAACGCAGATGAACCGAAGCAGAAAGATTTGGAAAATTTGAAACGACTCTGTAAAAACAGTTAATGATTATGGATAGAAAGATACTCGAAAAAGCTAAGAAACTTCAAGCTCTTGTAGAAAGAGGTGAGATGGGTGAAGCATTAGCAGCTAAAAGAGCTTTAGATGCATTATGTTTGACTAATGGATTGGATATCGAAACTCTATTTAATGAAAAGAAAGAAAGGAAATATTTCAAATTGCCATATTATAATGAATACGCTCGGAAACTTCTATTTCAATGTTTACATAAAGTTTTAAATGTAGGTTCTATCGAGTATCGTTCTAATAAATATAAAACTGTTGTTTCTATTGAACTCACTGATGCTGAATATATTGAAACTAAAGAAATGTATGAATTCTATTTTAAACAATGGAAGAAAGAGGTTAAGTCGATGATGAACGATTTATACGAAGCATTTCTGAATAAATACGATATTTTTAGTGAAGATGCAGAATCAGATGATACAGAAATGACTCCTGAAAAATGGGAGAAGATTCTTCGAATAATGCGGATGAGTGAGCAGCTTGAAGATGTCTCCTTTTTAAAAGGAATCGAGTAACTTCAAATCATTTAATTGATAACAAAATTGTATTTTTATCAAATAAGGAAAACTGTTTCAAGTTGTTTATTTTGTTTAATCCAACTTATTTGTTAATTTACTGCAAATTTGAACAGTTTTCCTTTTAAACAATTATAAACGATGGCAAAATCAAAGAATCAAAACTTTGGAGTAGGAGATAGAGTGAAAATCCTACATTGTTCAAACTTGATGTTGGTAGGTAAGGTGAGTAGAATAGCAAGTATATGTGGAACTGGAAGTACGAAGTATTATCATCTTGAGATAGACGGTGAACAGCGCGCCTTCATTCCTCAAAATCTGGAATTGGTAGAAAAAATATAAAGATAAACAAAATATTTAATCAATTTAATAGAATTAGATTATGAAGACATTAAAAGAACTTCAGAAATTAGATTGAACTATGAGGAAAGAGGATATCCGGAATCCGTATCAGAAAAGGTAAAGTATACTATCGCAGACGATATAACCGAGGCTTTGAATGATAAGCTTAAGGGATTGAAAGACGAGGCTTTGAATTATGCCTTAAGTGAGTTTGACAAACGGAAGTACGGTTTAGAGGCTACTGTAAAAATATGGAAACATTTTGCATTAATCTTTATCATTACGACTATTGTTCTAACAATTAGATTATTTATACAGCTATGACCGAAGAACTTGTAACATTAG